GCCGGCTGTGGCCAAGGAGGCGGATTCAACAGGCAACCCCATGGCCTATCGGTTTGTCATCGAGACGGCGGCAAAAAATGGTGAGGCATTGCCAACGCCTCCTGAGAGCTTTGTCGGGAATCTTCCTATCGCTCAAAAGGTCTGGCGCTCTCTTTATCGTGGCGAAGACTCGGTCGCTGTGGCCCGGGTTAGCCTGACGCGGGTGGCCACCTTTTCCGGCAACCTCGGGCTGCCTGAGGTGCCGCAGGGCATCCCGCCGGTCTACCGGCCCTTCTCGTTTGCAATCGCCTGGGGGCTGCCGACATCCGTGCAACAAATGCTGCCACGGGTGCCCACCGATGCGTCGGGTCAGATCCAAGCACCGAGCGGAACCGAGTGGGGCTGGAAGCAGACCAACTATTCCTCGAGCCTCATCCAGAAGACCAACCAGGTCGAGCAGGTGATCTCCTGGACGTTTGCTCCCTACGCCACCGACATCTATCCCTTCTTCTAACCCTAACCCACACCATCCCCATCTATGGCAGACGAGATCCAAATGACGGCCCGGCTTTATGCGTCCAAGAATGGCGCCTACCTGCCGTCGGTAACCTACACCAAAACCGCCACCATGGTCGGCACCGACATGGGCAGTCAAACCCAGCTCATCGGCACCGGCGCTTCCGAGACGCTGGACGTTCCGGTCGACGTGACCAGCCCCTACAAGCTGCTCATCTCGAACCTCGACTCGACCAACTACGTCGAGCTGTCGTTCACCTCCGGCTTTGCCGCGGGCGCCGGCACGATGCGCCTTCCGGCCGGCGAGACGATGATGATCCCGTACATCAACACCAACCTCTACCTGATCGCCAACACGTCGAACGTGACCATCCAGGCGACCTTCTGCGAGATCTAACCAACCACCCGCCATGGCCAACGAGATCGAGATGTCGGCGAGGCTCTACGCCGCCAAGGGCGGGGCCTCCATCAACCCGCAGACATGGACGACGGTCGTCAACATGACCGGCCGCGACATGGGCCAACAGACGCAGGACGTCGGGACCACGCAGGAAACGCTGGACCTTACCGCCGACCTGACGGCCCCCTACAAGGTCCTGATTTACAACATGGACCTCCAGAACAGCGTCAAGGTCGGCACCGCTCTGCCGTTCGAGTTCGAGATCCCGCCGCAGGAGTTCATCCTGTTGCCCCGGGTCAACGCCACGCTCTACGTGATGGCCTTGAACAGCACCTGCAAGATCTTCGCCCAATTCTGCGAAATCTGACGCCATGCCGATCCAACTGCCTGCCAAGCTGGCCGAGCGCGGTCTCAAGTCCGACCACGCCCGCGCGATCAACCAACTGATCGAGGCCGTCCGCCGGGTCCAGCTCGTCGCCGGGCCCGGCCAGCGGGTCGAGCAGAACGCCAACGGCACGGTGCTGAAGCTGCAGCCTGGCACCACCATCACCCAGACGTCCGAGGAGTCCTGGTTCTACTGACCTGCCACCATGCCCTACGCCGTCGACCGCCGGGAGAAGATGTGGACGGCGGCGAACCTCAACAGCCTCTACAGCCGCTTCGACCAGAAGTGCGCCCGGGTGCTGGATGACAAGTCGCCGCTGTTTGCCAACTCGAAAGACGGCCCGTGGGTCGGGCAGTATCCGTACGGCGTCTGGTACGTCTATCGGAACGACCCGGACTCCTGCCGGCGCCTGGTCGACGACGGGGCCGTGCCCAACCCCTACATCCCGGGCATCGGCAGCATCTGGCGCAGCGAGCACAACGAGGTCTCCGCCCGGATCGAGCTGTCGAAGCTCGAGAACAAGCACGTCGACGTCGAAGGCGGCCAGGTCTACGTCGACCGATTCGTTGGCGCCGGCGACCCGTTCACCTGCGACGTCGGCCGGATTCACTTCTCGTTCGAGCTGCACCGCCGGGAGATCGCCGGCGTGCCCTACGACGTCCACCTCGGCTGGGATCCGACCACCGCGGGGCTGACCTCCTACGTCCGCGGCAGCCTCGGCCCCATCGACCCGACGCTGCCGCCAGGCCGGATCCACAAGCACCGGCTGGCCGTCGCTGAGATCGCCATCGAAGGCCTCTCGTCATTCTCGATCCTCAACACCTACCAGCGCTTCGACTGCTGGCGGGTGCATAACTGCGGCGACAACGTGCTCCGGGTCAACCTGCAGAATCCGGACGGTAGTTCGGCGCCGCATTATGTCCCGAAGGGCGGGTGCCGCGCCTTCCGAAGGAAGCCCGACGGGAGCTGGGCGAACACCTGGCCGGGTGGCGGCGTCTGCACCTATTTCTTCCCGTGCTTCACCGGCGACGTTCCATTCTTCGCGGGCGGCCCTCCGGAATGGTCCGCCAACGCGACAGAATCGCCCTTCCTGGCCTTGGAACGGTCGGCCGCGGCCAACAACGTCGCCAACCCGTTCGTGCTGCTGGAATGGCGCCGGGTGATGGGCGCGGTGCACGATCCGTTCGCATCCTACGACATCCGGCAGGTCTACCAGGGCGTCTATGGCGACCCGGGCGCATTCGCCAACGGTGTGGGCGACTGCGTCTTCACCTGGGGCCGTGCCCGTGTCACCTACTCGGACGCCACCGGCAATGTCTTCGACCAGCGGGTCGTCCGGTTCAGCGGCGCCGGCACTCTGGTGGCCGGCCTCCGGTCTCTGGGCATGACCGTGGTCGAGAACGCCACCAGCCTGACCCTGACCTCCAACCGCGGCATCATTCGGATCTATCCGGTCGACGCCAACATCTTCACCACCGCATCCGATGCCTTCTGGGAGATCGGCGGGTCGCCGGTGACCATCTCGACCGTCTACCCGCAGACCTTCATCCGATCCAATGGCGCCAACTTCTACGAGTCGAAGTCCTGGTCGGCAGGAAACGAGGTCACCATATTCGACTCCATCATCGACCTGCGGAGGAAGGTCGCCGTGGAGGAAGGATTCCTTGGCAGCTACGATGAAGCCCCGGACATCCTCGAGGAGAAGGTCTCGACCGTCACGATGACGCCGATGGGGCTGGTCGTCCGCGCGACCAGCTCGAGCGGCATCTCCGGCGACCTCCTGGTCAACTTCGAGGCCAACGCTGACAACGAGTCGCTGTGGATCGGCGACCGCCCGATCAACTGGGGCGTCGGCCCATGGGCCAACAGCCGCTACACGTCCACCACCCGGATCTACTACCTGCACCGGGAGCGCAGCACATCGTCTCCGCTGTGGTCGAACCTCTTCCCGGGCATGTCGCTGGCCACCGTCAGCGGCTCCTACAGCTCGCAGGCGGTCAACACCGCATTCATCCCTCCGGGCGGCCCATGGGGCTTTTCATCGTCCATCTACGACACCGAGAAGGCCCGGGCCTTCGGCTTCTCGGAATCAAGCACCGAGACCCGCGGCTGGGGCGCCGACTTCTGGCTCGACAAGTGGGGCGGTGCCGAAGGTGGGGACGCCTCGGTCCGGATCCCGGGCAGCCCCAACCGCACCAGGCAATACGAGCGCATCGTCGACCCGTTCACCTTGGACGAGCTGACCGGGCAGATCGAAAGCCGCACCGATGACATCTTCAAGGACCAGGACGGGGCCGCCTTCGCCGCCACGGTGCCGCTGCCGGTGACCGGGGCGGCCAATTACAAGGAGGGCCTGACCGACATCCGGTGGACCTACGGCAACGACCAGCAGTTCGCCCTGGACTTCTATGCGGTCGAGAATCGCCTGCTGGCCGGTGGCGGCCCATTCTTCCACAAGATCCCGAAGTCGCCCTGGCTTTGGAACCTGCTTGAATGGTCGGTCCGGAGCTGGACCCGCGCGGTGCCTTTGTGCCACGGCAACCTGGTCTGCCCGATCTTCGACGCCAGCGGGACCGCCGCGGTGCTGCAGGTGCTCACGGTCAACATGCTCCTGCTCGGGACGACCGGCTACGAGGCCGGCCTCGACATGGACGTCTGGTACGTCAACGAGGGAGCGCACGACATCCTGATCGCCAACGGCGTGCCCGCCTACAAGCAGGTCGACCCATTCGGCAACGACTACTGGTTCGTCCAGGCCATCGACCTCGCCGCCTATTGCAACCGGATGGGCTTCGCCTCCTGGAACTGGGACACGCAGGACGGCCGCCCCACCGAGAATCCGCCCGTCGACCCGACCCGCTACAAGTCGGTCCGGAACTACGGCCCGGGCGAGCGGGTGCAGGTCGGCAGCTACCTCGACGTCACGACCGGCGACTACGTCTTCCTGACCCTCCGATACGTTGACCTGCGACTGCCAAACGAGCTCGCATCCTGACTTTTGGACCCTCGTTTGACCCGCATAAACATTGGGTTTTCTTCAAAAAGTGTAAAAATGTGTAATTCTGTGTTGCGTGGTCAAGTAGTTCGTGAGAGGTTGTTCCCGTCGAAAGGAACAACACCATGAGCAACATCACCATCCAACTTCCTACCGAGCCCAGCTACTGGGGCAGCATTGCCACCGAGGCCGACGTCGACCGTATCCTCGGCAATCTTGAGACGATGATCCGCAACCAGTTTGCCGATGTGGAGATCGACTTCCAGCGTATGCCCGAGCCCCGTGGCCGCGGTATCTGGGGCGACGATGAATGCCTCATGGATAGCATTCACCAGTTCATCCAGAACAACTGGACCGCTGCTCTCTGACACCATGAACCTGACCAACCTAATCACCGCCCTGATCGCCGTGGAGTCCAGCGGCAACGACCTGGCCATCGGCGACGGCGGCAAGGCCATCGGCCCGCTGCAGATCCACAAGGCAGTTGTGCTCGACGTGAACCGGATCACCGGCAGCCACTACCGGCACCAGGACATGACCAACCGCGTGGCAGCCCGCGCTGTGTGCGAGGCGTACCTCAAACACTACGGCAAGGGCGCCACGACCGAGCAGCTCGCTAGGCGTTGGAACGGGGGCCCGAAGGGCGACACCAAGTCTGCGACCGAGGCCTACTGGGCCAAGGTCAAGAAGCACCTGAAATGACCAAAACCAAAACCATCAACGTGACCAACGAAACACACAAGGCGCTGCGCGACTACTGCCGGCGCACAGGCCAGAAGGTCGGCCACGTCGCCGACCAGGCGATCCAGAAGCTCCTGAGCAGGAGGGCCTCGAAGTGAGACGCATCCTTGCAATCGACCCCGGGGCCTCGGGCGGCCTGGCCTACTACGGGCCCGCGGGCATCATCCTGGATTCCATGCCTGCCACCGACCAGGACGTGTCCCTCCTGATCATGGACAGGCTGGCGATCTCGGACGTGGTCTACATCGAGAAGGTGGGCGGCTACGTCGGCGGCAAGGGCGCCCCGGGCAGCTCGATGTTCAACTTCGGGCGCAACGTCGGATTCCTGCACGGCCTGATCGCAGCCTCGAAGACCCGGGTGATTGAGGTCCCGCCGCAACGCTGGCAGAAGACCATCGGCGCCGGTGTAAAGGCCACCCATGGCGCCCGTTGGAAGGCGCACCTCAAGGGCATCGCACAGCAGAGGCAGCCCCGGCTGGTGGTCACGCTCAAAACCGCGGACGCGGTGCTGCTCCTCGAGCACGCCATGCTGTCGGAGGGGGTCAAGTGAACAACCAGATCAACGACGGTGGACCGGCGTTTCCTAGAACCGGAGCCGATGGACATACGAGTCCGCAAAGCGGGATGAGTTTACGCGACTACTTCGCAGCAAAAGCAATGCAAGCGATCATATCGTCTGCATTGAGTGAAAAGACCAAAACTTACTACGACATCAACGAACCGGACTTTTTGGAATGCTTGTCGCTCGATGCTTATGCACACGCCGACGCCATGATCAAAGCGAGGGAGGTAAAGCCGTGAGTAGCATTTCACTTTTAGAACAATGCATGTACGGACTTGTAGCAGGTTGTTTTCTGTCCTTAGCAATCCTGTGGGGCGATCAACTTGGCAAGAGCAGCATGCGCGAAGAAGCCGTGAGGAAGGGCCACGCTGAGTGGGTTGTCGATTGCGCGAATAAAAATCAATTCAAATGGAAGGAGTGCAAATGAGCCAAATCAACGACGCATTCGGAAGACCTCTGTATGATCCTCTGTATGATGCGATTCTCGGAACACCACCGCCAACGTGGGAGCAAACCTGCTTGGATCTGGACAAGAAACTGGCCGACTCACGCCAGCACGTCACCGAACTCGAAAACCGTCTCCGCGCTCTGTGGGACAAGCTGGAGGGTGAGAGGAAGCACTACGAAGACCGCATCAAGCGGCTGGAGGATGCTCTTCGCCGCATCGCCAATCAGGACTACCGAGGCAACCGCTCGACCGAATCACAGATCGCCGCAGAGGCGCTGAAGGAGGCCAAGCCGTGACGTGTCCTATCTGCAACCAAAAAATTGATCCATCGGATCATTCAGAAAAATGGGGTCCAGAGTTTGCCCATTCGCGTTGCGTTATCGCATTCACCGCAGGATCGGCTATTCAAAATGCGAAACTACAAGACCGCATCAAGCGGCTGAAGTGTGAGGTGGAACTGCTGCGACTCTACGGAAACAAGGACTGCACCGCCCAAGCCGATGAGGTGCTAAAGAAGGAGGCCAAGCCGTGAGCAAATACATGAATCCATTCAAATCAGTCAGCGCCAATTTCAACAACGAGCCATTGCTCACAATCCATTGCGATGGACGTGTGACGACAAGCGATAGGCTCAAGCCAGAAGAGACTGCCGCGCTTGTGCTGGATCAGATCAAGACCCAGTGGCAGAAGGATGCACAGGCCACGAAGATCCGCGAGCTACAAGACCGCATCAAGCGGCTGGAGGAGGCGGGGGATGCACTCGCCAACAATCACAACCCGTTTACGTTTATCGACTGGCACAAAGCCAAGGAGACAAAGCCGTGAAGTATCAATACTACTACAAAAACAATGACTGCAAAGCATCCGAGGCAACAGACGCGGACTGCATTTGCTGGCATGACGAGGGGACCGGCCCTTTTCCCGACATCCGATACAGCAGCAGATCATGGCATAACATACCGAGCTTCTGGCGGGTTAAACCTGAAGCCAACTTCAACCACAACAAGGAGGCCAAGCCGTGAGTGATACACCGAGGACGGATGAAGCGCAGTTTGGAACCGGACGTGTGAGTGTCGGTTTCGCCCGCCAGTTGGAACTCGAACTGAACGCCGCCAATGACCGCATCAAGCGGCTGGAGGAGGCAGGGGATGAGTTGGTTGGAACCGCAGAGGCTATGGACACATGGCGCAAAGCCAAGGAGGCGAAGCTGTGAGTGACGATGCATTTCCGTACATAGCAGGAGTAATTGGAGGTGCGATATGCTTTGTCATGCTGTTTGTTGGAAGACACATCGGTGAATCAAACACTAAGCAAGAAGCCATACTCGCTGGAGTCGCGTACTACACCAACGACTCGAGCGGAATGGCGCAGTTCAAATGGAAGGAGGCCAAGCCGTGAGCGAGAAAAACATCTCCAAGCTGGAGCAAGAGGTGATGGAACTAAAGGCCTGCAACGAATACCTCAGGCAGAAGATCGGGCAGCGCGACGACCGCATCCGGCACCTGATCCGGCTGGGACTGGAAACCACACGGCCGGAGGCTCTGGACCAATGGCAGGAGGAGGAGGAGCTGTGAAGCTGCACGAGCTGCCCAGCGACCACCCGGCCCGCAACACCGCCATCCGGGACCTAGATGTCAGGACGGTCTGCCGCCACACCGGCGCCAGGCGAGATCCGCGGACCTGGAAGATCCAGGCCGACACCTACAACCGCCTCGGCGACACCTGGAGGAATAACTTCGACTGGGTGCTCAACCAGAAACCATGAACGACCGCATCAAACGCGACCGGGACGGCACCGGGCTCTACAACCTATCGAAGAAGGCAGCGGGCGAGATCTACCGCGCGGCCAAGAACTACAAGCTCAAGGACGACGTCACCACATGGAAACGACCAAAGAAGAAGGCCAGCCAATGAGACAACCGACCGACAGAGACGTGGCCAGGACGATGGAGGAATACGGCGGCAGCTTCGTCTCCCGCCTCGGCCATGCAGCGCTGGCTGCTGACCCCGGCAACCTCAAGAAGATCCGGGACACCTGGCCCGACTACTGGGCGCACTACACCCGGCTCGCACAATCCAATCTCGAGGACGAGCAGTCGCCCTCATAACACAACAAAAACAACCAACAACAAAGCAACGACATGGGAATCACAGCAACAAAGAGCCAAGGCGGCGGCAACTTCCAGCCCTGCCCGGAATACCAAGGCCGCGCGGTCTGCGTGGACATCACGCCGCTGAAGCCCTACGAGACGCAATTCGGCACCAAGGAGAAGTTCAAGATCGCCTTCGAGATCGACCTGGTCGACGACTCGAGGAAACCGCCGCAGCCCTGGGTGGTGATGACCGCCCCGATGACGCCAAGCCTGCACGAGAAGGCAGCCCTGACCCGCTTTCTGCGAGACTGGTTCGGCCGGAGCCTCACACCGCAGGAGACCTCCAGCCTCGACCTGGACACGCTCATCGGGCGCCCGGCCTCGGTGGTGATCGTTCACGAGTCCAGCCCGGACGGGTCGAAGACCTTCGCCAACATCAAGCTGATCATGGCGCACAAACAAGGGGCGCCGTTGGAGCCGTCCGGGCTCTGGGTGCGGCTCCAGGACCGGCCTCCGAAGGACGGCGCCACGGGTGCAGCCGGAGACGGCGGCGACAGCACCTACCGCCGCACCGGGCCCACAGCGCCGCCCGACCAAGACACCGACATCAGCAAGACCAAGGTGCACGTCGGCAAGCACAAGGGCGTCGAGCTGCGGGAGCTGACCGAGGAGGCCATCACCGCCTTGATCGAGCATTGGCTGCCGAAGGCCAAGGCCGCCGAGAAACAGACGGCCGACGACAAGCGCCTCATCCGCGGCCTGGACTGGTACCAGGACCGATTCAAGCAGGCCGAGCTGGCCCAACAAGATGTCGAGCAGGACGACATCCCATATTGACCCATGACCACCCAGGAAAAGGTCCAGATCGCCTCGGACATGCGCCGGGCCGGGGCCACCTATCAGCAGATCGCCATCCGCCTCGGGGTCTCGAGGCAGCGTGCCTGCCAGCTCACCCAGGTGGGCGCCCGGCAGGATCTCGTGGAATCCATCTGGGGCTTCCGATTCAGCGTCCGGACGATGAATTGCCTGGCCAAGATGGCCATCACCAAGAAGGAGGACGCCATGGCGCTCTACCAATCGGGCCACCTCCGCCCCAACATCGTTCGGGGCTTTGGCATCGTCTCATTCTTCGAGGTGTGCCGATGGCTCAAGGTGCCTCCGACGGTGCAGCATCTCTGCCGCAACTGCGGCACGTCAACTTCCTCAGCCTGTAGCTGAGGGGATCATGGACAACAGCGGGGGGCGCGCATCCGCGGAATAACGCGCACAACAACTTCCATCACATGCCAGCCAATCCAACCATCATCTTCGACATCGAGACCGGGCCGCTGCCTGCCAGCGAGCTGGTCATCCCGCCCTTCGACCCATCAGCGGTCAAGCTGGGCAACATCAAGAACCCCGACCTGATCGCCGAGAAGATCCAGAAGGCCGAGGAAAGCCACGCCGCCGACTACATCAAGAACGCCGCCCTGGACGCCATCAGCGGGCAGGTACTCTGCATCGGCTACCGCATCGAGCACGACCAGCCCGCGGTGCTGTGCGCCGACGCCGACGGCGAGGCCGCCATGCTGCGGCAATGGTGGGCAGCGCTGAACGACTTCCAGCGGCAGCCGCGCATCATCGGCTTCAACATCAAGGCCTTCGACCTGCCGTTCCTCATCCGCAGGAGCTGGCGCCACCGGCTGACGCCGCCCTATTGGCTACGCCAAGGGCGCTACTGGAACGACCTCATCGTCGACCTGCGGGAGGTCTGGCAGCTCGGTGACTCACGGGCCCATGGCAGCCTCGGCGCCATTAGCCGGCACCTCGGCCTCGGCGAGAAGGCGGGCAACGGTGCCGACTTCTCGGCCCTCTGGCAGACCGACCGCCAGGCGGCCATCAACTACTGCCTGCGCGACGTACAGCTCACCCAGCAGGTCGCCGACATCCTGATCCCGACCTACTAATGACCACAACCACCTGCCCGGTGATGGACGACATCGACAGCTTCAACCCGACGCCGGAGGCCCGGTTCCTCGCCTGGGCGACCACGGGCGGCAACGTCTTCCTCACCGGGCAGGCCGGCACCGGCAAGTCCACCCTGCTCGGCAGGTTCCTCGACTGGGCCCGGCTGAAGGGTATCACCGTGGCCGTCACCGCCCCCACCGGGATCGCAGCCCTGAACGTCGGCGGCACCACCGTGCACCGCTGGTGTGGCATGCAGCTCGGGCCACAGGACGCCGAGACGTTCGAGGCCGCAGGCGCCCGACTGGAAAGCCACGGCGCCTACTACGGGGCGGTCAACCGTGTCCAGGAGACCTCGGTGCTGGTTATCGACGAAATCTCGATGATGGCCGGGCGGCAGCTCGACTTCCTCGACTTCTGGCTCAAGCGCATCAGAGAAGACGACGCACCGTTCGGCGGGCTCCAGGTGATCTTCCTCGGCGACTTCCTGCAGCTACCACCCGTCCGGACCGACGCCTCCAAACCCTACGACTGGGCCTTCCGCAGCGAGGCCTGGAAACAGGCCGACTTCAAGACCATCCGCCTCGAGACCGTCCGGCGCCAGAACGACCTCGCCTTCGTCCAGGCCTTGAGCGGGTTCCGCATCGGCAAACTGCGGAAGATCGACGCCGACATCCTGCGCTCTCGGGTGCAATGGTTCCCGAAGGCCGAGATCACCCATCTCCTGACCCACAACGCCCAGGTAACCAAATGGAACACCTACCGCCTCGAGAACGTGCCCGGCGAGGTCCTGACCTTCGAGGCCCGCACCAAAGGCGTCGAGCAGGCGGTCGACTTCGCCACCAAGAACATGTCCACCCCCCGGGTGCTCCAGATCAAGGTGGGCGCCGCCGTGATGTTCACGGCCAACGACGCCGAGCAGGGCTTCGCCAACGGTCAGATCGGCACCATCACCCGGGTCAGCGGCACCGTCATCCATGTCCACAGCCGCCGCACCACGATTTCCATGGAGCCACGAAAATGGTTCTTTGACAACCTGGGAGTGACCGTCTGGCAATACCCGCTCCGCCTGGCCTACGCCATGACCATCCACCGCGCCCAAGGCCTGACCCTCGACGCCGCCTACATCGACATCCGCGCAGCCCGGGAGCCCGGGCAAGGCTACGTCGCCCTGAGCCGCGTCCGCAGCCTTCCGGGCCTGCACCTCAAGGAATGGCCGAAGGGCTGGTTCATCTCAGAGGAGGCCTTGCGCTTCGAGAACCGCGAGCCCAACCCCTGACCCGTTTTTCCATGATCTCCCTTCACGACCTCGAGCAATGGCTCGGCACCCCGCTCTTCCTAGTGCCATGCCGCCCCGGCACCAAGATGCCGGTGGTCAAATACACCCAGGAGACCCTGCAGGGCACCGCCCGGCCCGCCTACCAGGCTCTGCTGGAGCAGTCGAACATCGCCGTCCGATTGGGCGAACACTCGGGCGGCCTGTGCGCCATCGACTTCGACGACGACGACAGCCTCGAGGAGTTCCTAGCGGTCAACCCCCACCTCCGGACTTCCGCGCGGTGGAAAGGCCGCCGCGGCGCCCAGATCGGCGTTCGCCTGACCGGCACCTACCCGGGCCCATGCAGCGCCCGCCACCCGACCGAGACCGTCGAGGTCAACGGCCGGCAGCTCGGGCGCCCCCTGTACGAATGGCGCAGCACCGGCAACCTCTCGACCGTCCGCGGCACCCACCCATCCGGCTGCAGCTACCAGGTGCTCGTCGCCAACCCGCCGGTCACCATCGCCTTCTCGCAGATCCGCTGGCCGGAGGGCTGGCCGGTTCCGGGCGAGGACGACAGCGTGGCCCGCCTCCTCGAGCAGTTCGGCGAGGCCTGGACCTTCAACAAGGCCGGCAACGGCACCCTGCAGCCCCCATTCTTCGCCGCCTACCTCGCGCACAAAGAGCGGGTGCTGTTCGACACCGTCACCGGCCAGTTCTACTTTTACCTCGCTGATCGCGGCATCTGGCAGTCGATGTCACGCGAGGAAGTCGGGCAACGGGTGCTGGCCATGGCCCGCAAGGTCATCCTGGATCACGCCGCCGCCCAACAGGCGCCCCATCTCCGCACCCTGCTGCCGAAGCTCACGGCCCAGTTCTCCAACCAGGTGATCGAGCTGGCCAGCCACCTGCAGGTCGAGCGCGCCCCATTCGGACGCCCGGACTCCATCGTGCACACCGAGAACGTCATGGTCGACCTTCGGGTGAGCCCCTACGGCATGCACAGCTTCTCGCCGGAATGGTTCAGCCGGAACCAGACCCCCATCCGGTACGTCGAAGGCGCCACCAGCCCGATGTGGCAGGCCTTCCTCGACCATTGCCTGCCGGATCCCGACGACCAACACCTCCTCCAGCATTGGGGCGGCCTGGCGCTGCTTCAACGCAACCGGCCGCAGGTCATCCTCCTGCTCACCGGCACCGGGGGCGGCGGCAAGTCCACCGTCGCCGGCGTCGTCCGCCGCCTCGTGGGCGACGAGAACTGCACCGAGCTCCGCACCCAACACCTCGGCGGGCGCTTCGAGGCCGGCCTATTCCACGACAAGACCCTCCTCATCGGCTCCGACGTTGCACCGGACTTTCTGTCCTGCGACTCCAGCGCCTTCCTCAAGGCCATGACCGGCGGCGACCGCATCATCGCAGAGTTCAAAAACAAGAACGGCGTAAAGACGCTGGTCGGCGACTGGAACGTCATCGTCACAGCCAACAGCCGGCTGAAGGTAAACGTACAAGGCGACCTCGGAGCATGGGCACGCCGGCTTCTGTTGTTAGATTTCTCACAGCCGAAGCCGGCCAATGTCATTCCAAACTATCACGATGTGATGATAGACAAAGAAGGGCCCGGCATTCTCAACTGGTTCTTGGCTGGAGCTAAATCGCTTCGGGCTGTGATAGAAACCGGAAGGTCGTTTCCTATTACGCCAAGGCAACGCCATAGGGTCGACAACCTGCTCTCGGAATCGGACAGCGTCCGCTACTTCATCACAAACCACATCCAGGCCTCCAGCATGGCCGCCGATTGTATCACGAGGGCCGAGCTGTTCGAGGCATACCTGCAGCTCTGCGGTGCCAAGGAATGGTCGCCGGAGCCCAACAACCGCTTCCAACGCCGGGCGGCGGAGCTGATGCTGGAGCTCCACCAGGCCACCGCAACCGAGCATCTCAACCGGGACAACCGCGACGACTCAGGCGACCGCGGCTGGGTCCGAGTCGTTTTTACCGGCCTCCACGACCTGTCAAGATGTTAGAACTGACCCCCCTTTTTGTTCTTGAAGTCCGAAATGTGGCACACTTCTCGAAAAGATGTGTGCCACAGAAAACCCGCGCCAGTATTGATCGAAATGCGATGTGGCACACAAGTCACACATTTTTCTGAACTCACCCGTACCCACGAGAAAATGACCGTTTCATCGTATTCAGTAGGAACCGAGTCGAAAACTTCTGTGACTTGTGTGCCACACGGCAACCCAGGCCTCCAGCTCGACCTTGTCGCAAACCTACGTCGCCAATCGTCCGGCTTCGTTGGACGGTGCCCAGCATGCGCCGAGGCAGGGCAGGACAAAGGCGGGAACCACCTGGTCATCTGGCCCGACGGTAAGTTCGCCTGCGTCTGCCATCCAGGCTACCAAGGCCGGGAACATCGCAAGCGAATCTTCTTTCTCGTCGGTAATAAACAAAGGACTCGTTCTTTCAACGTATCAATTCAACCATCGCTTCTATGATTCAACAGTATGACATCGACCGGGCCAAGCTATTGGCGGAAGCCAAGGCGCTTGTCGCCAAGGCAATCAAGACAGGCCTCATGTCTTATCCATTAGGAACCAAGTTCGATATTACAGGATCACCCATTGCCATCATCGACCCGGATGATTCCATTACATCATGCAAACATACTCCTGAGTTATGTCTAAAGGCTTATCAATTACGGGATCTTGGCATGGCGCTCGAGGATGTGGCCAGGCAATGCCAAGTGCCCAAGGGCTCGGTGGTGTACATCATATCGAAGGGCCACGAGCTGCACCTGCAGGCCCAAAGGCAGGCACATCACCCATCCACCATCGGTCAAGAAGTCTCCTAACCCCCTCCCAGAAACAGGTGAACGCGAAACCCCTATGATCTCGAGCGATCAACCGTAGATTCCATTCCCGATGCACCCAAACTCCCTCCAATTCCTCATCGACCAATACGGCCTAGCCAACACGGCCTGGTTCATCCGCCTGATGAAACGCGGCACCTCGCCAGAGCAACTGGCCGGCTATTGCGTGCCGGATCCGCGCGACAGCCGGCGCGATGGCGTTTTCCGGGCGCTCCAATACGCCGCGTCAGTGCCCGACTCGGCGCTGCCGGAAAACATCCGCACCGCCCTTCGCCCATGACGCAGCGTGCCTATGCGGAACACGCCGGCCTCAGCCACGGCTACGTGAACTACCTGATGAAAAAGGGCATGCCGATGGACAGCCCGGAGGCGGCGGACGCCTGGCGTGCTCAGAACATCCGGGCCAAGAACATCCGGCGCCCCACCGACACCATCTCGGAGGAAGGCACCGCCGTGGAGCAGGAAGGCCCCTACAGGCCCGCGGAGGCCTCGACCCCAATCGACACCGCCACCGCGGCCACGGACTCGCCAGAGGGCGCCTACGAGCGCCAGCGCCAGATTGAGCGGGCAGCTTACGATCTGGCGGTGGAGGCCTTGCGTCAGCGTCGGGCGGATGCCGGGCGCCTGGTGGCGATCCATGCAGCCGCGGCCAAGAACCTGACCAGCGCCCGGGACGAGGTGACTGTGCAGGCCGAGAAGGAGCGCCGGCTTGTCTCCGGCGACTGGGTGAAGCGGGTGATGCAGGAGCATGACGGGGCCGTTGCTTCCCTGCTGAAGGCCATGCCGAAGCAGCTTTCCGGGCGCATTGCACCGCATGACCCAGAGCACGCCGAGCGGGAGCTCAACCGATGGGTGCAGGAGGTGGCGCTCAAGACCCTACACCAGACCGACCCATGGAAATCCTGACCGACCTGCAGCGCAGCCTGCTGGACTACCGCCGCAACCTCTACCGGCCGACCCCGCAGCAGACGGTCGTCGAATGGTCCGAGGCTAACCTCCGGCTGACCCAGCGGCAGACCGAGCACCCGGGGCCATTCTCAACCTCGGTGCGGCCCTACACCCGGGAGCCCATGGAGGCCTGGAAGGATCCATCGGTCTCCGAGGTGACCCTGTGCTGGGGATCACAGACCAGTAAAACCACCACCCTGATGGCCGGCTTGGCCTGGCTGATCGCCAACGAGCCAAGCCCTGCCTTGTGGCTGATGCCATCTGAGAACCTTGCCCGGTCGTTCTCGAAGAGCCGCTGGATGCCAATGCTGGAGGACAGCCCGGCCATGCTCGAATGTTTCCCGGCTGAGTCTGATAAAATCACCAACCTGGAGCAGAACTTCACCCGCTCGACGCTCACCTTCGTAGGCTCCAACAGCCCGGCCAATCTGGCATCCCGCCCCGTCCGGGTGCTGATCGCCGACGAGGTCGACAAGTTCGCCGAGGCAACGGCCAAGGAGGCAGACGCCCTGGATCTGGCCGAGCAGCGTCTCAAGTCGTTCTCCAGCTCGAAGGCCTTCATGACATCGACACCCACCGTCGTCGAGGGCCGGATCTGGCAGCGCTTCCTTCGCGGCGATCAGCGCCGGTTCTACATCCCCTGCCCCCATTGCCGGGAGCCGATCAAGCTGCTGTGGCCGCAGGTGACCTGGGAAGACGCTCGCACCGAGGACGGCAAGCCCGACCTGGCCAAGATCCGGGCCTCGGCTCACTACGTCTGCCAGCTTTGCCAGGGGAGAATCACCGACGCGCACAAGGTGGCCGCCCTGCGCCACGGGCAATGGATCCCGGAGAACACCGGGGCGCTGCCTGGCGTCCGGTCCTACCACCTGTCCAGTCTCTATAGCCCCGACCGCAAGTGCACCTGGGGGCATCTGGCGGTCTCCTTCCTCGAGGCGAAATCCTCGATGGCCGGCCTGCAGGGCTTCATCAACGGAACCTTGGCGGAGCCCTGGGAGCAGCAGGACGTCCAGCAGGACCGAACCGAGACCGCCCAGATCGTCCGGGTGGACGGCGGGCGCCGTTACCTGACCGCGGACGTGCAGGCGGTGGCGCCGTTCCTCTGGTGGGTTTGCCGGGAATGGAAAGATGGGCACAGCACCCTGGTGGCCGCCGGACATGCCGACGACTTCGCCGCCCTTCGGCGGGTGCAGGTGAAGCTCGAGGTGCACGACATGGACGTCGGGATCGACTCCGGGTTCAACACCCAGACGGTCTACGATGCCTGCGCTGGCTATTCGACGATCACCTCCAACCCGGTGACCTTCCCGTGCGGGCTGCGCTACCCGCCGGAGGGCGGGCTCCGGAAGCCCATGGTCATCGGCTGGATGCCGCTCAAGGGCCGGGAGGTGGGCGCCCGGTTCACGACAAAGTCCGGGGCGGTGCACCCGTTCGGCATCTCGACCTCCTCCTCGATGCGGACCGATGTGGTGCAGCCGCTCCTTGTCTTCGACACCGAGCACCTTCGGGAGATGCTGTCTCGCCTGCGAAAAGGCGACATCGACCGGGAATGGGGAATCTCGGACGCCCCGGGCGAATGGCAGGTCGACGGCGCCTACCTAGCCGAGCCCGACCTTTACTGGCGCCATCTGGATTCGCACGTTCTCCGCCCGCAGGCCAACCGAGCCGGCAGGATCAAACACGTTTGGGTGAAGCGGAATCAGAAATGGCCGGACCACCTTCATGATTGCGAGATCATGCAACTTGCCATGGTGATGCTCTGGAACGACCTAATCCCGCAGGAATCTGTGCTAACGACTTGAAGTCTACCGTCTGGCGCGCATGGTCCGCGCCGTGTTCACGTTCACCGTGGCCATCAAGCGGGCCTATCTTCGCAGCGTTTACGCTGCGCTGACCGGCACGACGCTGCTTGCCGCCCTGACCTCGAAGGTCATTGCCGCGGCCTCGGTGATCGAGTCCGGCCAAGTCGTGCGGTCGACGTCTTCCTCGGATGTTTCTGTCGAGTTCGCCGAGCCCGGCAAAGGCGCCCCCACCCCGTCGGAGATGGTCGAGATGTGGGAAAGCCTCCTCAATGACTACGACCTGGCTGTCTACTATCTCGGCCAGGACGGCATCAGCAGCCCGACCGATACCCAGATTTACAACAAGATGCTGTCGGTGGTCCTGATCGCTGCCACCAGTTTCGGCGGCGACTTCTCGAACTTCCGTCGAGAGGGCACCATCAGAACGGGGATGACCTGATGGGATTCCTCGACACCATCCTGAACAAGTTCCGGTCGGCACCCGTCGACCGTTATGAAGGCGCGTCCAATTCAATTCGCCGTTCCTTCCTCGACACCAGCTACACCTCGGTGCGGTTCGATGTCACGAGCAGCACCCGGCAGCAGATCGTCCGAAAGTCCCGGTTCTTCGAGCAGAACAACGCGGTGATGAACCGCCTGGGCGATCTGTTTGAGAATTACACGGTCGGCAGCAACTTCTCGGTGCAACCGGCCAGCTCCAATCCCGACTGGAATCTCCGGGCCAAGAAATGGTGGGATCTCTGGTGCCGGTTCCCGGACATCGGCTCCCGCCAATCGTTCGGCACGCTGATGTCGCTGGCTGCCCGCGGGTGGTTCTACGATGGCGAATCGTTCATCCTCCTGACCCGCGGCGAATCTGGGCGCCCTCGTCTGCAGCTCATCGAGCCGCAACAGGTAGCCACGCCAACCGGCCAAGAAAACCAGCCTGACGTCTTCGATGGCGTTCGGTTCGATCCGCGCACCGGCCGGGCCCTGTCCTACTTCATCGGCCAGGAGCAGCAGCAGGGGCAGCTGTCCGACATCCGGTCAATCTCGTCGGATTCGATCATCCACATCTTCGAGGCCCAGCGTGCCGGCCAGCTCCGCGGCCTTCCTTTCGTGGCTTGCGTCATCAACGACCTGCACGATCTCGACGATCTGCAACGGCTGGAGATGGAGTCTTGCAAACTGGCCAGCTCGGTGGCCCAGATTATCAAGACCAGCTCCGGCGAGGTGCAGGCCACGAGCCTCCGGTCCGGTGTCGCCGGAAGCCAAGGCACGGCCCAGACATACTACGAGAATATCTTTGGTTCGACGGTCAAGGTGCTCAAGACCGGCGACGAGTTTGAGCAGTTCCAGGCAGACCGCCCGAACGTCAATATGCGCGAATACTGGCGCAGCCTGACCGAAAAGGTCTGTGCCGGTGTCGGCATTCCGTACGTCTTGGTCTTCCCGGAGGGAATGCAGGGAACCGTCTACCGTGGCGCCCTGGATATGTCGTCGGTCTGGTTCCGCAGCCGCCACCAGGTGATGGCCTCGGCTGCTCGCCGGATCTGGGAATATGTGATTGAATACGCCATCCGGGTGGACCCGACGCTGCAGGACAGCCCGGACGACTGGTACGAGGTGGCTATCCAGGCTCCGCGGTCGCCCAATGTCGACGTCGGCCGTAATTCGGCGGCCCAGCTGGCCGAGCTCGAGGCCGGGATTACGACCTACGACGAGATCTACGGCGCCCGCGGCATCGACTGGCGGTCGGCTTTGGAATCCAAGGCCCAGCAGGCGAAGCACATCCGAGACCTGGCGGTCAAATACGGCATCGACATCTCCGAGATCTCGACGGCCCAGAAGCTGCCAATCGCCCCGGAGCCTGCATTGCCGGCGGTCGAGGATACACCTTCGGGAGAATCATTGCCTGATCCGATCCCTGTTGAAACTCCCGGCCAAGTTATTGCCAAGGCGCCGACCAGGCGCAAACTGAAGGCGAAGAAGAAATGACGACCAAGGTCAACAACTGGCTTTCGTACAGCCCGCGGGCCTCGGCTTCCGAGCCGGCCATGCTCCAGATTTTCGATCAGATCGGCGAGGACTGGTTCGGTGGCAGCGGCATTTCGGCAAAGGCTTTTGCCGAAGCGCTTCAATCGGTCGGCCAGGGCCCGCTGGTGGTTGAGATCAACAGCCCGGGCGGCAACGTCTGGGACGGTCTGGCGATTTACAATATGCTCCGCGGCCGCCAGGCCCCGGTGACCACCCGGGTGGTCGGCATCGCCGCTTCCATTGCCTCGATCATCGCCCTTGCCGGCGATGACGTGGAGATCGCCGAGGCGGCCCTGTTCATGATCCACGATCCATCCGGCATGGTCGCTGGAACCTCCGAAGACATGCGGAAGATGGCCGACGCGCTCGACCAGCACGCGGAGGTGCTGGCTGGGATCTACGCCAAACGCACCGGCAGGACGACCGATTCGATCCGCGCGGCCATGAAGGCCGAGACTTGGTTCACGGCCGGCGAGGCGATCACCTTCGGCCTGGCCGACCGTTCCACCGAGCAGCTCGCCATGGCGGCCTGCTGGCATCCTCGGGCCGTCACTAAGACTGCACCTCCGGCGGTCCGCGCGGCCTTGGACAAGGGCATCAAGCAGGTCGAGGACGGCTACGGCGGCGACGGACTTGAGGATGTGACCCTCCGGGAGGCCTACGCCCTCAAGGCCGGCGAAGCGCCATCCGAAGGCAAGATCCGCAAGGCCAATGCCTGGTGGGCCCGCAATGAGCGTTTCCTCGAGGCCGAGCCCAACACCCCGGCCGACGTTGCCGCCAACCTTTGGGGCGGTGCGGCAGGCCGTGACTGGTTCCGGGCCCTTTACGCCCAGCTCGAGCAGGAAGAGCTCGAGGAGGCCGATGAAGCCATCGACGACAAGATTTCGACCGACAGCACTCCCGCTGACGGCGATGGCGCGACAACCGCGCCGACATCACAGACACCACACACAGATATGAGTGATACCAACACCGTGGTGGCGGCCGCACCTACCGCGCCGACCGCCGCCCTCGACATCGAGGCCATCGTTGCCAAGGCTGTTGCCGCGGCGATCTCGGCCAAGACCCCCACCGCCGCCCCGGCTCCTGAGCCCGTCGCCCCGGTCCGCATCGAGAACCTCGGCAACCCGCTGCTGGAGGCTCACAAGAAGATGCAGGCCGGTGCCAAGCGCCGCGACTTCCTGATCCAGAACCACTCCGAGCTGCTCCGGCAGTCGGCCATCCATGCCCCGCAGAACGCCAACACGTTCGCGTCCGGCCTGGTTGTCGACTACCTCGCTGACGCCGTGATCACCGTGGCGGCCACCCGCCTAGCCTTGGTCAGCGCCTTCAGCCGCAACGTCGGCCTGGACAACCTCCGCCCCCGCGCGACGGTCCAGGTGAAGAAGTTCACCACCGGCACAGCTGCTCAGACCAACCCGTCGAGCTGGGAGACCAACAACGACAGCACGCTGGCCGCCACCTCTGTGACGGTGAACCAGATCTCGAAAAACTTCACGGTGACCCAGCAGGAGCTCAACCAGGGCTTCGCTCTGGCTGACCTGGCTGCCGGTTCGGCTGACCTGTTCGCCTATGGCATCAGCGACGTGCTGACCGCGCTGATGGTCTCCGGCAACTACGGCGCCGCCACCGCCATCGGCACGGCCGCGAACTTCGACACCTCGGACCTCCCGGCGATCCTGGCCCTGGCCAAGAACTACCGGAGCAAGAACCTGATCTTGGACGGTGGCCACCTGGCTCGCCTGCAGTTCTCGGCTGCCTCCAACACCTTCCCGGACGGCCGCTACGAGGCCCTCAACAACGGCCGGTTCGGCTTCGATGTGATCGCCGAGAACAACCGCTGGACCTCTGCCGAGACCAACGCGGTCGGCTTCGTTTGCGGTCCCGACGCCATCGCCATCGCTTCCGGTCTGCCGGTCGGCATGATCCCGGGCGAGTTCATCGAGCAGCGCACGGTCACCACCAACAACGGCCTGAGCTGCCTGTTGTCGGTCTGGTACAGCCGCGCCTCCCGGGCTCACATGGCGTCGTACGACATCATGTTCGGCGCCGCTGCTGCGGACACCACCCAGGCCGAGGTTCTGGTCACCGCCTAATCGGCTAAACCATGAGAATCGCCACTACCATCTCGGTGGACAAGAACGGCAAAACCAAGCTCGTTTCTGGTCCCGATGTCGACGCGACGCTCCAGCGCGACGGCTTCAACACCGCGACCGTTCCCGAAGGAGGCAAGCTCATCCTGTGGATACAGGGGGCCCTTGCACCGAAGATCCGAAAAGGATAGCAATTCAACCCGGGGGCATCGGCAATCCGGCCGGTGCCCCCTAACCGAAAGACCAAATGGCCGTTCAAGCAGACATCTCTACCGAGTATTCGATGGGCCGACACGGCAGTTTCATCACGTCGTCAACCTCGACCCAGACGGGAGCCTACGCCGCCATCGAATGTGTGACACCGACCGTGTTTGTGTCGGTGACCGGCGAGAATATGAGCGGGTACAATTCCGCAACCACCTTCCCGGCCGGCTTCCAGATCCGCGGCATCATCTCCGCGTTCCAGCTCGCGTCTGGCACCGTCCAAGTGACCCTCGGACGCTCCTGATATGCGCTCGGCTCTCGGCATCGGAATCAATCGGGAAAGGCTGTCTGGCGACAGCACGACCGACCTTCCCGTCCTGCGCCGAGACCTGCTTCAGGAGGACAACTTTTTTGTTCTGCAGGAAGACGCCAGCAAGATCGTTTTCACCTTTGGAACCGCAGACCATCTCGACCTGGAGAACAACGATTTCCTGCTCCAAGAGGACAGCTTCAAACTTCAAATCCAATCCAACTGACCCATGCCTGACACCAAGATTACAGCCCTGACGGCGATCACGACCGTCGATCCCGCGGTGGACGTCCTGCCCATTGTCGATGTCTCCGACACGACGATGGCTGCGAGCGGCACCACTAAGAAGATCACCAGCAACCAAATCCTCGGAGCAGGTTGTACGGCCACGCTGGCCTCCGCCACCATCACCGGCGATCTGACGGTGGATACCTCGACGCTGAAGGTTGATTCGGCGAACAATCGGGTGGGTATTGGGACGGCGAGTCCTCTTGCCTATGCGTTGGATGTTTTGAGTTCTGGTGCAACCACCGTTGCTGTCCGATCAAGTGGTGCTGTTGGATTGTATCGTGGATACGCCATTGCTGATGGAACGACGGAATACGGACAGTTTAAGCAAAGCTTTTCGACAGGCGAACTTCAGATTGTTTCTGGAACTGCTGGATGGGGCGGTTTTCTGACGCTATCGACTGGAGGATCTGAGCGATATCGTATCGCTTCCGATGGCGTAGCCACTTGGTCGAACGTCGGCGGAGTCGCTGGCACCGCCATGACCCTCAACAGCACAGGGTTGGGCGTGGGGGGAAGTCCGGGGTACAAGCTGGATGTTGCTGGTTCCTCGGCGGGTGTTTTGCGGTTGGTGAACATCAATAATTTATCCACCGATCCTGCAGCAGTTACACGGCTATCGATCGATGGTCAGGGTGCCACATGGCATCTTGATAACGAGCGCACCAACGGCATCTTCAAAATTACTCGCAATTCGACTGCGTGTTTGACGATTGATAACTCCGGCAACGTCGGCATCGGGGTTAGTCCTTCCTACAATCTTGACGTCCGTGCAGCGGCGGCGACGGCAAACGTACAGAGCAGCACCGGAACCAATGCTGTCAGCATTGTTGCTCGGAATACGGGTGGCAGTTTCACGCTCGGAAAAGAAAACTCTGTCGGTGGCGGCTCTGGAGTCTTTGGTCAGGATGCTTATGCGTCTGTGCTTTGGTCGACCGGAGCTTATCCTGTGGTTTTCGGAACAAATGGCGCGCATCGGCTCCAAATAGACTCTGCTGGGAACATGATTCCTATCATCCAGACGACTGCCCCGACGCTAACGCTAAATGGTCAGATGGTCTTCAACCTGACGTCCAACACAAACCTCCGCATCTCGGTTCGTGGAACTGACGGTGTTACCCGCACTGCCAACATCACCCTCGCCTAATCCACTATGAACATCTCTTGGATCATCGAACGCCTGTTGGTCAAGCCGACCGAAGGCACTCTCACCGATGTCGTCATCACCGCCGACTGGAGGTGCAACGGCACCGAAACCACCGGCACCGGCGACACCGAGAAGACCTACACCGGCACCTGCTACGGCACCTGCTCGTTCGCGCCGCCGACGGGTAGCTTCACGCCGTACGACGAACTGACCGAGCAGCAGGTGCTGGACTGGTGCTTCGCCGGCGGAGTCAACAAGTCGGCCATCGAAGCGAACGTCTCCGCGCAGATCCAGAACCAGATCAACCCGCCCGTGGTTGCTTTGCCGCTGCCGTGGGCGCCTCCGGTGCCTGATGCTGTTGCCGAGGCTGAGGTTGTTGCCGATGCTCCTGCCGCTGTATGATCAAGATCGAACTCACTCAGGAGCAGACCAATAGCCTGCTCCAGCTTATCGACATCGCCATCAAAGCGGGCGGCTATCAGAATGCCAAGGCCGCCGTCCCGCTGGTCGACATCATCCTCGACGCAGCCAGCTCCCAGAAGCCCCAGTAGGCCATGCCCCCCATCGACAACCACGAACTGGAAGTCCGAATCGTGCGCCTCGAAACCACCATCGGTGACAAGGACTCCGGCCTCGTCTCCGACATCCACGGAATCAAAGCCTGTGTCGAGGGGCTGAAACAGTTTCAATTCAAGCTGTTCGGCGGCCTCGCCGTCATCATCGTCATCGCTCAAATGTTCGTCCGCATCATCCTAAAATGAACCCCAACATCGCCTCCCTCATCCGCCACGCCCTCACCGCCGCCGGCGGCTTCCTCGTCGCCAAGGGCGTCGCCTCCACCGAGCAGGTGACCGAGATCGTCGGTGCCCTCCTGTCGCTGGCCAGCGTCGGCTGGTCGATCAAGAGCAACTCCAAGAAGCCCGAATGAACCCCGGCTGGATCTATCAGATCCTGCGAGCCATTCTCGACTTCTTTCGCGCAACCCCACCCACCGATGTCCAACACGGCAAAGCTCCGCAGGATTTACGCGACGACCTTGCTCGCCGTGTTGCCGATCTTCCCGGGCTGCCAGCAGACAAAAGTGGTCCTGGTCCCAAGCGGTGACCCGGTGATGCTCGCCAAACCCACCAAGGCCAGCGTCTACAGCTTCGACAAAAACCAGAAGCTCGTCGGCCCTTCCACAGTCATCATCCCCGCCGGTTGGTACGCTCTCCCCAAATGACCAACATCACCCAGGAGATTCCGCGTGGGGACCGGTGGATCGTCCCGGTGTCGGTCACCATCCCTGATGACGCCACGTTCGACTGGACGGGCATCCAAGCCAAATGCGAGGTCCGAGACGCATCGGACAACACGATCTTCCAGACGCTGACCCCGGCCGCCAATCTGTCGGTTGCGGGCACGGCTACATTCACGCTTGAGCTTACCGGTGCCCAGACCATTACCCGGGACATCGGTGACAAGCTGGTTGCCGATCTGGTCATCTGGAGGACGTCGCCAACCTTTGGCCCGCACACCTTGGTCGTTTTCCAGCTCAACATCACTCGACGGATCACGACGACCACGGCATGAGCGACATCGCCATCCAGATCAAGGAGCAGGCTTTCCAGATCCAGTTCCCGCGATTCGTGGCTGGGACAACCGGCGCTGGAAACGTGGCTTGGAATGATGTCACCGGGAAACCGGCGACGTTTCCGCCTTCTGTCCACACCCATCCGATATCCGAGGTCATCGGGCTCCAGACCAGGCTGGATGAAGCAGACGGAACCGCGCTCAACCAGGCCGTCATCAAACAGGTCCGCAAATCGACCGCCGGCACGATCACCAAGGGGCAGGTTGTCTACATCGTCGGAAGCTCTGGGACTCATCTGACGGTCGAGCTTGCCGATGCCGATTCTGAGGCCACGGCCGCCACGACCATCGGTGTTGCGTTGGAGACCATCACCAACACGACCGAAGGTTTCATTATCACCCAGGGCTTCATCGACGGGTTGAGCAACCTGCCGACGGCTACCTTTACCGACGGGCAAGCGCTCTGGCTTTCTTCCACGGCCGGTGGGTGGACCAACACGCGGCCGACCCAACCGGCGCACGGTGTCTTCATTGGATGGGTGGTCTCGGCCAGCAACGGGGCCTCGGGTCGAGCCTACATCAAGGTCATCAACGGGCAGGAACTCGAGGAGCTGCACGATGTGCTGATTGCCAGCCCGGCAGACAATCAGGTTCTGACCTACGAAGCATCCTCTGGTCTTTGGAAGAACAAGGCCGCATCTTCTGGCGGAATCACCAACGGTCAATCCATCGTCAACGCTCTCATTTTCGGCTGATCCATGAAGCAATTCATCGCCCCTTCCTACACGTTCACCCCTGGAGCGTCTGGCGTCGGCACCGTGAACCTGTCGGGCATCTCCGGGTTCAACATCAAGTACCTGGTCGCGGTCATCAACCAGACCCGCGGCGTCGTCATCTACAGCACCGGAGACACCGCGACCCGATACACCAATCTTTCGGGCACGACGTTGACGCTCAACGTGGACACGTCCACCCACAACAGCGGCGACGTTCTCCAGGTCATCTACGAGGTAACCTCGACGGATCCGTTGACTGACAGCCAACTCAGGGCCACAGCGGTCCCTGTGAGCGGCACCGTCACGGCCAACACCGGCCTGACTCAACCTCTGACTGACACGCAGCTTCGGGCATCGGCGGTTCCTGTCAGCGGCACGTTCTTCCAAGCCACGCAGCCGGTATCCGCCGCATCGCTTCCGCTGCCTTCCGGCGCCGCGACCGAAACAACGCTGTCATCCATTGACGGCAAGCTGGGATCATTGGGCCAAAAGACGATGGCCAACTCGGCTCCGGTGGTCATCGCGTCTGACCAGTCGGCTATTCCGATCACCGGCAGCATCACCGCATCCAACCCGTCCGTTGGGACGACTGGATCAGCGGTCCCTGCATCCGGTACGCTGATCGGCGGCACCGACGGAACCAACCTTCGCGGCATCAAGACCGATGCGAGCGGTGAGCTTCAGGTCGATGTCCTGTCGAGCGCACTTCCATCCGGTGCTGCCACGTCTGCCAATCAAGCACCGCTGACGACCACCCACCCGCTTCCAAATGCGAGCGGTGCGGTTGTCCGCCAAGCACCATCAGAAATCTGGTCGGTAGGATTTGCTGCTGTTGGGTCTTCGTTGCTGGCTCCTGAACTCACCCAGCGACGACTCGGCACTGGTGTCGGTGTTTCCCAAAGCGCATCCAACCTGGTCGTCACAAGCGGCACGACCGCAAACTCCGAGTATCTTGCCCGCAGCGTCCAATCGTTTCGGGGCGCGCTGACGGCCAGATGCAAAACGATTCTGTCGCAACGCATCGCCAACAACAACTTTGCGGTCATGTTGGCCGACAAGGTTGGCGAAGGGCTGTCATGCACCATCAACAGCGCAACGAGCATCACCGTCACGCTGACCGCTCACGGATTCACTTCTGAGAACGTCGGCCAATTTATGATGGTGGGCGCGATCAACGGCGCGAATGGCGTGCCTGGACGCTATGCCATCGCTTCGATTCCCAGCGTTGACACGATCAACTTCACGGTCGCTGGTTGGCCCGCTTCCGGTTCCTGCACGGTGGATCTTTTCGGGTGGAACTATCTGTGGACGCAATACACGGGCACGACCGCAACAAACGCTGGCGTTGATGCCCAACGTAAGGGTTGGAACAGCGGCAACACGACTGCCACGATCAACACCACGGCGTCCGCTGGACACGTCATGCAAATGTATGCAGACGGCAGGAACGTCAACTGGGCTGATACCGTGGTCGCAAGTTCCACGACTCCATCGGTCACCACTCGCGGAAGCCGCATCGAAAACATTCCCGACGACGACACGGAGCTTTATTTCTATCTGTGGCTCTGGAACGGCACCACAAATCCGGCTAGCACGACGACGTGGACGGTCGGATTCTTGAGCGTCGAGGACAACGCCAACGTCCCCGCTTACATCGCTGGTGTGCGGCCCAACGGCGCGCAAGCCGCACTCTCCGTCGGCGTCGTCGGCACCGTCACAACGAGCTTTACCCAACCCGCCTTGGTCGCTGGTACTGCCGCCATCGGTGACGTTGGCCAGCAATACCGCGGCAACGCGACCGGTGCGGCATCTGGCACCCACCTTGTTTCCGCTGCGACCACAAACGCCACCGTGGTCAAGGGTTCCGCCGGCCGCGTCCTTGGCTGGTTCTTCATCAACACCAACGCCGCCATCCGGTACGTCAAGCTGCACAACCAGACAACGACACCGACGGCTGGCACCGGAGTCGTCCGCACCATCGGTATTCCTGCCAACGGCGTGGCCAGCTTCACGCTTGAAGGCGGCATCGCATTTTCCACTGGAATCGCGCTCACGACGGTTACCGGAGCCGCCGACGCGGACAACACCGCCGTAGGTCTCAACGACATCATCGGTGACATTTTCTTCGCATGAAGATCAAGGCCCTGTTCACCATCTACATCGACGGGAAAATGGTGCTGGCCGGTCAATCGGCCATCGTCGATGACGTGACCGGAAGCAACCTGATCGCCGAAGGTATGGCCGTGCTGCTTTCGGAGGACGAACGGGGCGGGTTTGCTGTTCCCATGGAAACCGACCCGGAATGACCACCATCGGCACCAGTCTTCAGCAGGGGATGTCAGTTCTCGCCAAACTCATCGGCGAGCCGACATTCCTTTGGAAGGGTGCTGCCGTCGACTGCATCCCGGCCAACGTGCAAGACGCCAACTCGGTCGTCGCTGGCGGGTTCCAAGACGACGTGCAATTCCGCCTGCTGGTCAAGATTCAAGACTGGTTGTCGGCCGACTCGGCCATCGTCTTGGTCGACGACACGATTGCCGTGCTGGGTGACGACGAGCGCCCCAAGCCGATCATCGGGCGCACGCTGACGTACAAGGGGCGGATCTACCGCATCACCGGCGTGCGCCAAGACCCCTCTGGAGGCTTCTACCAGATCAACCTAGCCAGCTCACGCAAATGAGGCCCGTCGTCTACATGGACGTCGACACGACCCGCTTTGACGAGGCCATGAAGCGGTACCTGTCGACGACCAAGCGTGACCTGCACAAGGCGATCAACTCGCGGTTCTTCTTTCTGCTGGTTCGACTGTTCGTTCTGGTCCCACCCAAGAGCCCGGGGCAGGAGCGAAGGCGGATCGCCGACTACCTCGGCACTCCTGTTGGAGACATCAACCGCCGGGACCGAAAGACCGGCAAGCGGGTCGGGCGTTCGCGGATCCTGCGAAGGGTTCATTTGATCTCGCAGGCGCGGCAGCAAAAGCAACGCGGCCGCGGATTGTACGGCGCACGGATGAAGAACGCAGCGTCGGAGCTTATGCGAAAGGCAATTGGCTCGGTCGGCTATTTGAGGTCGATGGTCGTCAAGGGCATTCGGGTCTACAACCGAGGATTCTCGCAATTCCAATCGGCCAAACGCAAGCCACTCGTCAAGCCGGCCGGTTACAGGCCGCCCAGACAGACCAACGCCGCGCTGGTGGCCTTGGCCAACCAGTACGGTTTGCCAGAAGAAAACGTGGCGGTTCACAAAGGAACCCGGGCCAGAGGTTACGAGGCAAGCCCGGGCTGGAACCCAACGGCAGCAATCACGATGACCGCCGGCATCGCCGACGACCAGGTTGGCCGCGTGCAGGGCATCTACAATCCCGCGATGCAACGAGCGCTCAACGACGAGCTGGCCGAGCTGGAGGCCCACATGGCCGAAGCGCTCTTGATTCACGGCGACGAACTGGTCCAGAATGGGATCGACATCAAATGAACGGGGTCGCCCTCAGAGCCGAGCTTGCGCTTGCCGAATATCTTTCGGCTGCGTCGTGGCCTGATGACGGCGAGACGCTCCTCGAGGACGGACACCTGCTCCTGCTCGAGGATTCCGGGTCGATTATCATGTCCCGGGGCCTCGGCACGCCCGACGTGCTGCCGTCGTTTGCTCGAGGCGAGTTCGAGGACGAGGAAGACCAGGACACGATGCCGGCCTTCCCGCGCATCGTTGTCTCCGCTCAGTCTGCAATGCCGATGCAGAGGGACGACCTGACGTGCGAGGTCCAGATCCAGATCGAATTGCAGGTGTCCGCCGATGATTCGACCCGCCTCGACATTCGCGAGACCACGGGGCGCCTCGACGGTCTGATCTTTCCGCTGTTCGGCCAATCTGGATCGGCCGTGCTCAACGCTGGAGTCGACTCCGAGTGGGGCCCGTTCTCTTCTCAGTTCGCCGTCCCGTCGGACTTCGGGCAGTCGTCCATGTCCAATCGTTCGCGAACCTTCCAGCGCACGTTCAGCCTTTTTTGTTCTGCAACCACCTAACCCGCACCACCCACCATGGCTAATTCACAAGGCCGCGTTTACCGTTTCGGATCACCGGCCACCCTCGCCCTCTACAACAGCGCCGGCAACCTGGTCGTGACGCTCTACACGTCTCCGGACATGGAGTCCTACGACCTCACGCACGAGGCCGACACCGAGGAGGTCCGCAACAGCTCCGGCGAGGTCGTCGGGCACATCACCTACAACAACCGCCTGACCCTGACGGTCAACTTCATCCCGGCCGGCGCCAATGCCGCGGATGCGTTGAAGGCCATGGCCAGCCCGGATGCCAACGGCACCTGCGTGATCACCGGGGCGCCTGCGGTGCAATGCGGGCCCTACGAGGACGCCATCAACGCCCCGGGCAGCCCAGGCACCGGCCCTGGCGGCCGTTGGATCTATGCTGGCGGCGCTTCGCTGAAGTTCACCCAGACCGGCAAGGTTACCGGCACCATCACGCTCAAGCGCTATGCCGGAATGGGCACCACGGTCACCGGCGGCGCAACCACGCTGTGACCGGCCTGGCCGACATTCTAAACGCAGCATCTCCTGCGACTCCAACCGTGCTTGGTCTCCGCATGGAACCTTTCACGGTCGGCCACGCCATACTACTCCACAGGCTCGATTCTCCATTCGTAATCGGTGGAGAAATCACATCAAGCTCATTGGTGGAGGCCGTTCTGGTCTGCAGCCAATCCGCTGTCGAGTCGGTCAAAACCATGGCATCACCATTCCGGTGGCTGCCGCTGCGGCTGATGCGCTCCCGAGTTCAGCGGTCGAATCTGGTCCAGGAATGTGAAGCCATGAAGTCTTGGATTGAATCTCAAACCGATTGTCCGGAGGTTTTACAAAAGCCCGGATGTCGCGCAAAACGGCCGACAATGCCGTGGCCAGAACGCCTTCTCGTTGGATTGGTGGACATCGGTTTCAGCGAATCGACCGTCATTCAAATGCGAGTTGCCGATGCAGAGCGCCTCTATTTGACGAGGGCCGAGATGAATGGAGACGTTGAACTGTGGTCCGATAGGGACGAGGAGCTGTGGCGCTACGCTCAGGAACATTCAGCCAATCGAAATTGACGCATGGCAATTTTTTCTCTCATCGCAAAGCTCGGCCTCGATGGCACCGCCTATGAATCCGGACTGAAGCGGGCCAGCAGTCTGACGGACAAGTTCCGAGGCAGCATTGGTGCACAGCTTGGCGCAGCGCTGTCGGTCGCTGCGGTCGCCAGCTTTGTGTCCAAGGTGATTGAAACCACCGATGCCATCGGCGATCTTTCGGAGCAGCTCAACATCAGCACCGATGACGTCCAGCGCCTGCAGGTCTTGGCCAGTCAAACAGGGGTTTCTTTTGAGACGATGGCAAAGTCCATCACAAAGGTCTCTCAAGAACGCCTAAAAGCCATCGAGGAAGGTGGAAAGGCCAGAGAGTATTTCGCAGCCTTGGGCATCTCGGTCAGCGAGCTAAACGACAAGAGCCTCTCCAACATCGAGCTGATCACCAGAATGGGCCAAGCCCATCAGGATGCCGGCAAAAGCGCGCAGACTCAGGCCGCCATCATGGAGCTATTGGGCGAAAAGGCGTTCAAGGCTGCCGGTGCGATTTCCAAGATCAACGAGCTCGGCCCGATCAATCTAATAACAAAAGAGCAAATCGACGGCATCGGTCGAATGGCTGACCGCATCGACGAGATCAAGCGGCAGATGCTTGTGCAGGCCGCGCCATCGGTCAATTTCTTCGCTGACGCTATTGAAAGGGCGATCAAAGACGCGGAAGGCCTCGAAGATGGAATGAAAGGAATCGGCCAGATGCTGACCGGCAAGGGGTCCATCGTGAAGGCCGCATTCCAGGAGGCATTCGCCTCTCCGGAGGAAGCATCAAAACGTTTCGAACCTTTGCCGGTAATGCGTGGCGCTATTTCACGGATCGACATGAGAAAGAAGGAGACAGTTCTCGGAGGAAAGGACGTTCCAATTTGGGCGCAGTCGCTGTTGAATCAGACTAGGTCGCAGACATCGGAAATCAGGGGAATCAGAAGCAACACCGGACGAACGGCGAAGGCCGTCGAGGAATAACATGGCCACGATCCAGCAATCTCCAGAGCTATCCGCCTTCCCAGGGTACATTGAGGTCAGCCGAGGCTATGAAAACACCGGCAGCGGCAGGGTCGTCACGCTGGTCTTTAGAGGACCCAAGGACGTTCTTCGGATTGCATCGGCACAATGGGTCAGCCTCGGAGCCAAATATCAGATTCGCGAGGACGGCCCATTTTCTGAAGCAACGGTCACCATCGGAGGCAGCACTTTCGATCCTGGTACCGCTATTTACGACCAGACAGCACCGTTGCCAGGTGAGGCTGCCGACATCCGCTACGAGTTCCGGACCGATT